TACCTTTTTAAAGGGCACCAACTTAAATGCCAGATCTAATGCCTTATCTTTGGCATCAGGGTCAATCAATATTATAAACTTCTCTACGGGACTTTTGATAAACTTATTTACCTGCCATCGAGATACTGCTTTACCTCCTGTTGCAATCCCATTCTCTCCCAGGGTTTCAGCATTGATTGCACCCTCACAAATATAAACGGTTCGGTATATTTCTAGAGCATCTGCATTATATATAATAAAACTCTTTCCTAAACCAGTTATATCTACTTCTGGGTTATTATATTTGGGGCCAGCGCCCATATATAATCGGGCATTAAAGTAAGTTAATTGCCCATGCTCCGTGAACGGTATAATGATATATCCAAGATACTTACCAGTGTTACAATATCCCCATCCCTTACGAGCTAACTCCTCTATCTTAAATCCTCGTTTCTTAAGGTAGTTCCTGGCTGACCTTGCCAATAGAGAAGTACCCATAGATATATTCTTAAAGCCATCGGGAAGAAAGAACTCCTTCTTACCTTTTAACTCAACCTTCTCTTCCTTGAAAACATATCCAGAATAATCACCAGATTCAAGTATAGACAATACTTCATGAAAACTATCCGTATTCTCCAGATACATTACCAGGCTTATCGGAGAAGGATGCTCCCCACACTTGAAACAATTACACCGATTGTTTGAAAGGTTAATGCCGAACTTTTTCTCACCACCGCAGTATGGGCAGTCTGACTTCATCCATGAGTGTCTGTAGTCAAAGGCTCCTATCTTCCTCATAAAGTATTGATGGAGCCTACCCTTGAAATTACCATTAAGCTTCATAATACCCAGTCTTTATTTTATGTACATACCTATTCATACTACGTGTTGATATACCCCAGGCTTTAATTAAAGCCTTTATTTTAGTCTTATCATCTATACATTTTAATAAAGTCTGATATCTAACTTTAGTGAGTATTGAACGAGGATTCCTGAAGCATTTGAGTTGTTTGATACCAGGACGGTGTTGACCTTTTGTACTTCTACCATCACTAACCATTTGTTGAGAATTTTCTTTATAGGTACCCCAATATAAGTTCTCAACCCGGTCGTTGGATTTATTATTATCTTTATGACATACACAAGGTTTATTATTCGGATTAGGTATATAAGCTTCAGCCACTAATCTGTATACTTTCAGATTATATCTTTTACCATTCGAATATAGATGAACTATATTTCTACCTGTACGATAGTGAGGATGTATAGTTACTTCACGATTACGCCTTATATTATATACCTTTCCATCTTTAGTTACATGGTACAAAGGAAAACCTTTTATATTACTGTTAAGTCTCATATTGTAAACGAAAGTACCCGACCATGAATAACATAGCCGGGTAGTTATTACTTAATAGGCAATCTCTTACAGAACTCCGGTATTAAGTGATACATTATATAACCTCTCCGAATCTTTACTAATTCTTTTTGAGCTTCCTCTAACCGTGGTAAATTAGTAGGAAATGGAATACAGCATTCATCATAACTCTGATTGTAGCCTACTTTCCTTACAAATGTGCTGCCATTAGGAACACACATCTTAAAAGTTATAGAAGCTTTAGGTTCATTTATATGTATCCATTGTTTAGTGAAATATCCGAGAGCATCAGTTTCATTTACTGGGCATACTATCTCATATCGGTTACCGGGTTGCCTTCTCAAACATATTTCTTTGGAAGCCCTCCTCCGAAATATTTTTAATAATCGGATGTCCATAATTACATGTGTTCAGTGGCGTGAAACTCTCCTACATGTAATACCGAATTGCATTGAGGACATCTAACACTTTCTTCTCCATCATGTCCTGGACCATAGCTTAAGTCTAAAAATATTTCCTTCTTATTGAAGGCTATTACCTTTTTACACTTGTTACAAGATGTAACGCCTTCTCCAAACTTAGCTAAATCCATAGAATCAATAACTCGTGCCATACAATTTTAATTATTAAGGTTTATCTAAATATCTCCTGAGGTTTTACTTCTCTTTTCGGGGTCTGCATTGGGATTACTTACCCTCTTCTTTTTCTTAAGTAAGTCATCTACCTGTTTACCCATGGACTCATCGTACTTAGCCCGGGCTTCTTTTGAGAATTCCTTCATCCGTTGTCTTTCGGGATCCATATTAAACATTACCCGACCATTTGGAACTCCATCGCGTTGAACTACAACTTCCATTCTCATGATGTTATGCTCTTCTTCGTCTTGAGTAGAATTTAATCCCATGACGCATTTTGCATTCCTTATTATAGAAATAGCGGATGCTATATCATTATCCTCGTATCTGGTTTCTTGATGCTTAGCACCTTCTCGGGTAACATGTTGGGCAGTCCAAATGGCATCTAACCCTAACTCATCGCCCATATTATCCAGGTCAATGTATACATTGTTGATACGTTCTACATCATCCCTATCCCGGGCAATAGAAGCTAACTTTGCAGCATAGTCAACCATTATGACATTCACCTTGATACCTTTCTCGGTTTCCAGTTTCCTAACCAAGTTAATAATGGTATTACAATCCGCAATGGTTGCAGGTACACGCTCCACAATAAACTCTACACCAAGACGTTTATATTTACGCATGTGCCTTTGCTCCATCTTATCATAATCACCAGTTAACATTTCCCTCTTGGTCTTATTTAGGGTGGACTGAATCATACGGTCCATTAACTGGTTCTTACCATTTTCGGTATCTATATAGAGGACATTCTTTTTCATTGCCAGGTATCCCCGAGCAACATTGATAAGTGCAAAAGTCTTCCTTCGTTTAGGACGGTCAATCAAAACGAAGAGAGAGTTCTTGGGATATCCATCTCCATTACCCAACCTATTCAACTGCCAGAATGGAGTAGGAACCACATCTGGGTCAACCTTTCTCATAAGCTGTCGCATTGCAGTTCCGCTAACCATGAGCAAAGGTTCATCCTTCTTTTGAGGTTTTGAACTTTGTAGAATCTTGGTTAGTTTAGCCTGATAGGTTTCATAAGAATTGTAATCTGAAAAGTCCATACCCTCGTTCAAAGCCTTCAATTCAATATAAGCAATAAACTTATGTATGTTCTCCAAGATAATATCCACATCCTTCAAAGGTTTATTATAAAGCTCAGATATCAGGCTATGGATATTAGGGATATCGTCCTTAGTAACCAAGTCTACATAATCCCTACCTTCTAACAAGGTTTTAACCTGTTCAACCATTAAAACCTCACTCGGTATTCGTTGGTACTTCTTTACGAATTTTACCAAGGCTTCTACTACTATGGAGTGTTCAATTAGAGTGAAGTACCCGGGTTTTATCTTGGGGACATATAAAAGGGCTTCTTTCCCTTGTACCAAGAACCTAAGTACTTCCAATTGAAACTCGATAGAGAATGTAAACTTGTCACAAGAGTTTAACCTCTTCTTTACCCTATTTTGTTTCATATATTATATAATATTCATGAATGTATAATCAATAGTATCTGCTAGATAATATAGTTCTCCCAGCTCATCTTTGAACATACTTGAACACAGACGGTGAAATAATTTTGATAAAATTCATACAAGTTGTTACTTTATTATTTATATTTGCATTGTTAAAAATCTTTACTACTATGAAAGGCAACAACGGAAGTGAACTACACAGATTGACAGAATTAAAACCTTATGATGAGGATTTGTTTAATAGGTTATATAAAACCTGCAAACCTTTAATCCGTAGGCTGACGAGAGGGGTTGATTCCAGAAGATTTAATCTCACACCAGATATAATTAACTCTTTCTTCTGGGATAAGTTCTTGTACGTCTTCAATAAATATCAAGATGAATACGATGAGGAGAGATTGAAAGCAACTCTCTTATCTTCCCTGCAAACTTATAAAAGTAAGTTACTGAGGAATGCTTATACCAAGCAAGCAGAGTTTAACCAAGAGTTAACTTCTTTCGAAGTGTTATTTGACAATAATAAGGAATTACTTGATGATTCTGATGAGACCAGAATAAAGGAGGAACAGTCTCAAAGATTCCATCAGTACATGAAGGAACACCTTACACCCGATGAGTATCTGGTTATGCAGATACAACTTGAGCCTCCCAAATGGTTTGAATCCCGTATCAAAGATTCTCATGGCAAGCTTTCTATATTGCATCTTATAGATTACTTTGAGTTACCTCGGGATAAGTTTGCAGTTAATATGTTTTCCCGGATGAGGAAAACCATTCAGAGGGTTTTAGAACAAGCTGCAGTAGACCTTAAACAATGAAAAAGGCCAGAGCAAGGTTATTATTAACCTTACCCCGGCCCCACTTAACCAACTCAACTATGGTCAGTTCAATCTGAAGTATTCCTAATGATATCTGAGTATAGGTCTAGAGTTCTATCGGTTATAGGTAATGTTATAGAATGGCATATATTAATCCAATCTCCCGGAGATGAAGCCACACTATTTGCTCGATATTTAACTACCATGTGTACACTATTAGTAGTGATATCCAGGTGAGCATTGTAATTCTGAATTTGGAAGTTCTTTTCACTAGATAATGTGGCATCAATATCGGTTGCTTCAAAGTTAGTGGGCATAGCCAAATAAATTTTGGTAGTATCTATGGATGTATCTCGGAGATTAATGAGATCATCAATAATACCCGACATCTTAGAGTTTTTACCAAATAGATTGGCTAAGTTATAATCTACGGAGCATTCGCCTATACTTCCACCATTATACGCATGTACAAATACTCTTAGCGTAATGGTATTAACTCCCATTATGGCTTTGAAATAAGCATAGCTTTGTATATTACCTATAATGGATATCTGTCCACTATCGACAATTTCAAGTTTTTGCTTATTTAAATACAGCCTCTTAAGGTACATACCAATTACCCAGCTTAAAGAGGGATCGGGCCCATTCTGAGATATGAAGCCATTGGATATGGCCAGACTAGAATCACCCCCTATCAATTGAGGATTGATTATGGCTACTAATTGCCAATCGCTTTTACCAGACGGAGGTATAGCATCTCCAACTACTAGACTCCCATCCAATCCAGGTTCAAATACTACAGAACCTATATCCCAGTTACCTGAGACTACTGTAGTGGGGTTAACTAGACTAATATTGGGAGCTATAAATATGCCCAAGGCATCCGCATTCTCATACCAGGAACTGTTTATGGTTTTAGTTACATTCCTACCAGATACAAATGTAGAGCCTTTAATATTCAAGCGAGTAAATATGAACTGATCATCATCCCCTGATTCACCTTTGGTTAAGCTTACATCCACCCCAGAACCCAATGAACTCACCAAGTTATCTACTTTTGCTGTGAGGTTATCTACTTGGCCCGGAATTGAAGTTTCTTCTAGAGCAGATACTCGCCTATCTAAATCCAAAGCTTCTAATGGGCTCATTCCCCAAGGCTCAACGGGGAATTTCCCTTGGATAGGAACTAAGCAAAGAGTGAAGTTAAATTGGGCCATTATGGATTTATACCGAGAAGATTCTGGATCAGTATCCCAATATGGATCCCATCCCACAAAGTATAACCCTATGATAGTATCGGTATTCTGATTCCAAGGCACCGAGCTCTGTACCAGAATGTTCATCACTTCATTATAATCCCAACGAAGGATGTTCTCAAACTTCAACTCTCCTGGTAATACCAGCCAATTACAAGTGAAGTTAGATATACTTGGTGCTGGATCACTACTATCAGCCTTATAAGAGTGAGAAGCTTTCACTACAAAAGCCACTACCTTTTGGGGATTAGTGAGACTTGGCCAACCTCCATCTGGTTGAACTCCGTTGAAAGTCAGAGTATCAGGGGCAATGTGACATAAGCCATCCGGGGTAATGTAAGCATTGAAGACTTGACCAGCCGTATTACCCTTATTAGATAAGAATACTCTCCGAGACTTACCTCTGAGTATTTCCCTGCCAAGAACATTTTCCAGAGAAGTTGTATTGAATATACTGGTTATAGTCACATCTGACTTAGAAGTGTCTACCCAATCGAATCCACAAACAGGGCCAGTACCTCCGACTATAGCCAGGGGTTCCATCACTTCCTTGGATTCAATCAGATCACCATATACTTGATAAAACCTTGGTTGTACTACACCCTTTACAACCTCAGTTGCATTGTTAGTCGGCATAATCTACAGCTTTAATTTATCAAGATTCTCATCTATAAAGATAAGAGCTTTAGTTAACGATTCTACCAGTTTCTTATTCACGGAATCATCTTCGAGTAACTTGACATCGTCGGGATTATCCTGGAAAAGCCATTCAAGAAGTACTCCCCAGTAATTGTTGCCCATCAACACCGTAAAATTGGATTCCTTGTCAGGATCTCCATCCGAAGGATCTGTTCGGTGTTTATAGCCGTCCGTAATGGGAAAATCTTCTTGGAGTTGTTCAAATATTACAGTAGCAAATAAATCTGAACGAGTTTGTCCCTTAGTGGTATAAATTTCAAAACCTCGGGCAGTGCACCATTCATTCCCCATGCCTGCAGCATTGTTATGGAGTGAAAGCAGAAACTTTGCACCCCCTTGGGGAGTATCTAATTTATTTGCAATTTCTTTTCTTCTAGATAGCCCGATTTCGGTGTCCCCGGTATTGGTGAAAGCTACCTCGAATCCTTCTTGTTTGAGACGCTCTGCCAAAGCTTTTCCCACTTTACGACTCCATAGGTATTCCTTATGTCTACCATCAGGAGATTGTTTTCCTGCTACATCAGACCCATGAGCAAAGTCGATGATAGGCAATAATCTTCGTGCCATAGTTATAATTTTTTAAGGTACATTAGTTTTAATCCGTTGAGATACATACTTACAGATTGGTCCATGTTTGAAATGGAAAACTGGTCCTTAGGTATGTATATCTGTTCTATTACCAAATCTTTTATTGCCTCGTTATCCTGAGGCTCAAAGATATTTGAGAGAGATTTACCATTACAAGTGAAGTTGGAAAGTAGTCCACATAGTTCGGAATATTCATTGTTTACTAAGCTTTCCACTTTCTTTACTGTAGACTCCTTGTTGTCTATATGGTTCTCGAATCTTATTCGTAGTATGGCATACTTTAATATATGGCCCAAACAGTTGAACTCCATACGAATCAATATTTGAGCCTCGATTATGCCAACTGTAGAATCAGCTGCTCCATCGAAGAATTCCTTTACCTGTTGTGAAGATTCAGAAACTACCGATACCTTCTTGTTTAAGTTCCAGATAGTGTATATAAACATCACTACCATTACCAGAACCAATACCATGAAGATACCGAAGATTACTTTCAAAGCCCCATAATTGGAGGCTGCTTCAGCTAACTCAATTGAAGATTTAGTTAGCGACTGAACTGCATTGTCCAACTTAGGGTCTTCTTGAGCAGTTGCGAATAAGAATGAGATTAGAGGCATACTAAGCATATACAATATAGATTACTACTGAGGTTTGTTCGAATACTACTGAACTGTCTTTTGGTTCGAAATACTTTACATTTACGGGGAGATATTTGTTGACAATGTTTACTAAAGTCTCCCGTACCTTATCACTGTAATCAGAGAGATGTTCGGATTCTATTTGTTCCCTTGCGGCCTGAATCTCTTCCTCAGTTGCATCTGGGTTCATTAGCTTCCACTCTTCCAGGAGTTGTTCCTGAATCTCTTTGTCCCTCTTTAACATAAAGTCCCATTGACCTTTTGGTATACCAATAGTGAGAATCATTGGGACGCATTCCCAACAGTCTGTCTCAGTATCGTAGGTAGCTGAAGGAGTATCAAAGTGAGAGATAGTGTCATAGTTTACAGAACCATCCCCTATTGCCTGGGCAACAGCTTGTTTGGTTCCCTCATCCACTTCGGTGAGAGTAAAGGTTACTCCATAGAAACGGCCCAGAATTTCATAAAACCGTTTTGTGCCTCGTATCTTATACAAAGATATGGCGTATCTTAGAACTAATCGGAAATCAGCAGTAGGAAAACCCCTGTCTTCTTTTACCCAATTCTCTAGATTCTCCTCTGTATAGGGCTCTCCCTTAGTTAATACGCCATAGGCATAAGGTATGAACCCAAAGTATTCCCATAGATAATTCAGGAATATTGGATTGGCTTTATCCACATCCAGACAATCCATGAAATTATCTATATCGGGCATTACCTCAGTATCGAAATAACCTGAACATACATCTATGAACCTTTCGAATATACCTTTACCCTCTGAATCTTGGTAAGTATCATTGGCTTTATAGTAATGGTCGAAAAGGTTACTGAAGATGAAATCCCTGAAGAATGTCTTCGCTGGATTAAACCACTTCATTTACTTTGAGTGTTATATTATCCGAACTGATGATAGGGATATTGTAGTTATGCGGGATCAGATCTACCAATCTACCATTGCTCCCCATAGGTTGGGTAGTTAATTGATATACTGTTCCGTTTTCATAGTTAGCATTTTCAACTGGTAAGTTAACTGTAAGACTAAACTTAGATTTGGTTAGAGTTACTTCGAGAGGCTTACCATACTGACCCGAATATAGAGCATTGCCCGATAATTCCTTATTAGCATATACCTTGTAAAATGATTCACCGCCCTCTACCACAGTTTGTATGTAACAATTCTCAAAATCGGATTCTGGAGTGGAAGTTGTAAAGGATATCATCTTGAAATAGGTAATATTCAGTGCGGGTACTGATACTATCTCTTCTTGATTTTGAGAGTTGGTGTTTATGGCTATGGGATAGGGCAATAAATACAGTTCGGTTATAGTAAGGAAGTCAACCATGGGTTGATTATCCATAAGAGCGTACAAATCCGACTGTCTTACCGGCTTATTGATATCGGAGTTCTGATAGTTATAAGCATCTAACAATGCTTTCTTCACTTGGTTGCTTATATCTATGGATTTAAAAGACTTCTTACCTGTGATCTCAGCGGATAAATAAACCTTAGCAGCATGAGTAGAATATACACTAACTCTAGTAGTCAGCACCTTAGAGGATTCCATCCTCTGCTTCACATTATTGATAAGCTCGGTACTGGCCTCTGAACCTCCATCGGGAGTGATATATATCTCCACGTATTTTCCACAGATGTAATTGCAATAGGCCTTATCCACTCCGTTTATCAACATGGCTATAGCTTCGTAATCTTCCTTGGTGATAGCCACTCCGAGAGTCTTAATACTGAGAGGGATATGTCCCTTGAGAGTATCAAAATCCTCATAGTCAGATCCTCCAGTAGCAGCTATGGTATTAGTAAGAGTAAGGCCTGAAGTTACATTAGTCATCACCTCGGGTACTTGCTCAAACTGGTTGGAGGGTATATTCCCGCTTGATCCATAAGTTAAATAATACTGACCCTTGATCAGTGAGCCTATACTGGGTTTCTTACCGAACTGCCCATCACCAAATACCAAATAGGGAGTAAGAGTAGTATCCAATTCTATTTTGTATACCTTATCTCCGGGACTTGAGTAAGCAAAAGTATCCACTAAAGTCCAAGCTTCTCCACCTACGGTAAGTACCATAGAACCTTCTACGTACTTCTTGTCAGAAGGTAAATCTCCTAGAGTTATGATAGTATTGTGGGAGGTGTATGTACCCAGTTCTACTTCCTCTACAGCCTCTTTTTGAACTACTGGGACTTTATAAGTATATGTACCCTTTTCAATGGTTATATTGCGAGTAGTTATCCACTGCTTACCATCTTTTGAGTTGAATACAGTATTCTGGGGTACTTGTATATCTACAGGGAAAGGACTTCCATCTTGCATGTATACGGTTAAGTCTACTGAAGATGGGATAGCTGACTTTAGATGATAATCAACTAACTTGGCATGTTTGTAGAGGGATGAATACCTTCTACAGGTTGGGAGGAAAGCCTCTCTTGCCATACCATCTATATAGTAATGTATCACTTCAGCAATACCTGCAAAGATTGAGAGTGTAAGGATAAATATATTACCTTCACTCATATCCGTTATCTCTGGAACCCTTTCATTCAGAGATTGAATAAGTTTGGCTTTTATGTCATTGTATGACCTCTGAAAGGGAGTAAGCCAAGGATTGCTAGTAGACATTTGTTGTTGAGTTGTTTAAGTTATATTGGAAATTTAATTCCTCTACTCTTTGGGAATTCTGTACCCGAAAATATATAAGGAGTCTTATAGACTCTTTAGTGGGTTTCAAAGCCAATACTTTTAAGGCCTTGATCCGAGGTTCCCAAGCTGCTATACCATCTTTTACAAAATTCTTAATCATGAGATTTAAAGCACTCACATTTGGCTCTTCTAAACATTCCCAAGTTCGAGAACCAAAGTCTTCTTGCCTAAACCTTTGACCTATTTGATAAGTTAGTATAGCGGTGATATTCTGCTTTATTAACCTGATATCACCATACAAAGGATACCAGCCAACTAAAGCCTTATATTCAATTACAGGAGGCTTACCGGGTATAGCCGGTTCTGCAGGGTAAGTGACTGTATATTCGGTATATAAATCCCTGATGAATATTTTTTGAGGCTCACCTAAGATTATATCTGAACTACCCGTTAAATATAGCTCATAGTTTTCACTACCCGGATCTTCATGAAGATTAAATGAGGATTTATAATGACATTTTCTATAGCTTAGATCTAGATCATCATAACTGTAATCGGGGCCAAATCCAAAATTCAACCGTTGATTACCGTAGCTTTCTCCCAAATCCCCCCTAGCGTTCACATATAAATCAAGCCTAATATCACCCTCTGAAGAAGTTATTTCAGGAACTGATATAAAGTTACTTACAGATAAAGTAGCTGAAGAGTTTTCTTCTTCTTCTAATTGGTATACTTCAAGGACTATAACCGGATTACCTTCATCTAAAGCTATGTGAGCTTTTGATCTACCGCTTGCTTCTAAGACATATACTAGCCCATTTGAATCGGTTAAACTGAGAGATGAATTTATGGTAGTTTCACCAAACCTTTCATAAAATAACTTAGCTACCCCAGATACCAACCCCGTAATAGTTTCTTCTCGCTCGGGTTTACCCGGTATATCTGGAGTACCGGGATCCACTACAATGGAGTCGGAGATGATATTACCATCTTTATCCCGTTTATATTCCAACCTTATGGGGAAATAAGGCCCACTACCAATTGTGTTGAGTTGATTATAGTTTGCCATTAGTTAGGTTGTTTAATTGTTTCACTCTCAATATCCTCCACCTGGGTTTCAGTTAATTGACTTCCAAACCAGGATGAAGCAGAGGCCTTTAAAGCAGCACCTCCGTCCTGAGGAGTGGGAGCCCAAGATGAGAATATCTGTTTAAGGTTATTGATATCCTGTTCGATTTTATTCAACCTTCCCACTACGGAATTAGATTCAGGAATACCAACTTTCCCCCCTTGCATTATAATGTTATTCGCATCGACGTTTATGTTGCCGTCTAGAGACTTAACAATTATATTTTGTTGGATTATTGCAGTTAATACTCCCGATTCACTTTCATCCAGTATAATCTTATTGCCCTTGGGTGTAATAAACCCAAGTACGTGAGGCTTATCCAATTCGGGAGGCATCTCTCCGATTGCCCAGCCATGATAAGACCAGAGGGGGTGTCTCGGGTCCCCGTTTTCAAATTCTATATATACTATAGAACCCTCACGAGGAGATAACCATTTGAATCCAGAACCGGGACCTCCTTGTTGATGTTTGGGATAGGCCCATACTTCTACACCCCTTAAGACACTCGGGAGATATACACATACCTTATTCTGAGAGTCAGGGTCGTCGGAAGTTATCACTATACCTCGATAAGTAGAGTAAAATCTACCGATTGACTCTATACCTCTCTGTTGAATCAATTCATATAGGTTCATGATTCTTTCGGACTTATATTCCTACCCACTTGAAAATCCACCCTTGAGTCTACTACCACTTCATAATCAGCGGGATTATCCCGATTATTCTGGTGTACAACAATTTGACGACCAGATCTTTGAGGATTCTCCTTTTCTCCCTCTTTCCAAGTCGAAGCTCGATACCTTGAGACCTCAGATTTGATCATACTTGGTATTTTCCAAGCACCCGTAGTATAGGATTCTTTAGCTATATCATGGGCTTTTTGGAATACCTCTTGGGTGTTTACTGAAGTGGATATACGGTTCAGTATTGAATTACGTGACTTCTTCTCAAAAGTGACCTCAGTGAAATATCCGCTAGTATCAAAGCTATGTTCAACTTCCTTAGCATACCAATCACCCGAGTATTTCTGACCGACATTCTTTATCTCGATAATCTGCGAAGACTGCATATCAGGGTTACCCACGAATTTAGCCTTAGCCTTAATTTGGCTATTTACAGATTCGATAATATCATTAGACATAAAGCTACCCATAGTCAGGAATAAGGGGTCGGATACTACCCGTACACCGGGTACTTGTATCTCAAGTTCCATTTCTACAAGTACTTTCTGCCCAGCTTGATAACCCCCAGGTGGGATTATTATGGTTTTATCGGACATTTTCTGTAATGCCCTGTACCCAGACTTCCAATTTATGGTATCATAGAAATTGTTATTCTGGCCCTGGGCATAAGCTTTGGTACCTCGGGTCGAATAGTCAACCGGGTCTAATAATACCCGTACTTTCCTTCGGATCACAAAGTTAGATACCTCATCAGGAGGCTGAGGTAATTTGGGCTTTTCCTCAGGCTTTACTTCTTCACCCGAGCTCACCTTTTGAGCATAACTCCTTAGAGCATTCTCGAATTTTTTAAGAGCATCCTGATAGTTCTTCCACTCGGCTTCTATCTGAGAATTATAGGCTCTAACTTCTTCGGTAGTTAAAGAAGGATTTGAAGCTAACTTTTGTTTAGCATCCGTTATAGAGTTATATACCGGAGGAGTCTTAGAAGGACGGTTTACCTGACGGCAGATAGAAGTATTGGGAGATACTGCCCTTTCAAATTTTGCCATCCGGGTAATATCCTGAGGTTGCCTCAATATTCCCGATTTATTTTCTTTGATGTAAGCATCAGGCTTACATGGATCATCATTAGTGGGTATACACTGAACTACTTCGGTTTCTACCGCTTTAGTGTCAGGATCTACACTAGAAGCTTTACCCGCTTCTATACTCTGTACGTATTTAGTTTGTACCCTGAACTCTAAAAGTTCTCCAGTTTTGCCAGCAAAGGTATAAGCAAATACGGTTTTACCCGATTGCTTACCGTTATGTATCTCAATCTTATTGTCACGAGTATCCACAAAATTAGGGCCTCCTGACAAAGACTTAGCTATGCCCACCAATTGAGAATACTTGTTCAGAAATGTAGCTGAACCCACTATCACAGTACCTTCAGCAAAGGTAGTTGGTAGCAGCTTTAACTTATACCTATCGGGATCTTGAGAGGGTTTAGAGAGATTCTCGGGGGAGAGTTCAAGTAACTTTACTCCCACTAACCCGTCATCCAATTCCTCTGAATTCTGTATCCCTGTATAGCAAGGTAAGCAAGGCTTACTTTTCTCGTTGCTCTGTTTTGCCATCACACGGTTGATTATCGGTTATTGTTAGAGCTGTGCCCGCTTTCTCAGAGTAATCCATTATAACTAAAGGCATTTTACCCAGGGCTAATTCCTTGAATACATCCAGATACTCAGTCTTATTACCCACAAAAGTAGAGGGTTCAGCTTCAAGGAACATCTTTGCATCTGCAAATTCTATGGTAAACCTTACCCCCTCGGGTGTAAACTCTATCTGATGACTCTTCACATTGACTAGTCTCACAGGACCAGACTTGAAAGATCGATCACTGAATATCCATCCCCACTGTATTTTCAAAGGCATTTTGAACTGCAGAGAAGGATGGTCAACTATTCCCACAAAGTCAGTTACTATAGTGAACCTACCTTTGTCTCCTTTACCTTCAGTGTACTTGTAATTGAAGTTCTCAACTTCCATACCAATGGGGATATCATTGAACTCGTCCATAATAGGAGAGCCTGTCCCATCAAATATGGCAAGGTATGGAGTACCATTACCATTTAAGAGAATAGGTTTACTGTCCTCCATAGTTCGGTATAATTAACTCCATATCCGCGTGAACATCCTCGAAGGGGTTAAGGATATCATTAGCATCGGCAATTACTCCCCACATTCCAGAATCACCATAGTACCTGAAAGCAATGCTTTGGATGGTCTCCCCCTCGAGCACTGAATGAATTAAGTGATCCGAAGGTATTGCGGGTATATTCCTTTCCAAAGACACATCTCCATCGGGGAACTTTATTACATAGCTGTCCTCATAAGGACTTGTTCCTGGAATAGCTATCATAAGCTTAGATCATTTAATCCTTGACTATACACTTCGTCCATATCCTGAATGAAGTCCCTATCCGTATCATCCATAATTATACCCGGAGTTCTTATGAGTTTTTCGTTGGGTATAATCTCTTCCCAAGTTCTGTTGTTTTTAGTCACTCTCTTGAAGGTAAGAGTTTGAGTAGCATAGTTGGGAAGTAATTTAAGGTCAAAGGGTTGACTAACAGTACTAGTGATCCTCTGACCCGTATCCGGATCATTATCATATCTCCTCCTCATGCGAGCCGCATTCTGGAAGTGAGTGAGTTCATATTGAGCTGAGGCTAATATGAAGAGATCGTCCTCAAATAGACCCGAGTTACCCCACTGTATCCTTAAAGTCGGAGGGGATGCAGAATAACCATCGGCTCGAGTCCATGATTCAAGTAATCTACACTTATTCACCACATCATCTCGATGTTCAGTATCTACTGAATACCAGGAGATATCGAAGGTTATTGTATCCTCTCCTCCCGTATAAAAATAGAAAGGATTATTACGACCCATGGATTTAACAGCGGCCCAAGTAGCAGTGGGTTCTACCCTTATACTATTAGGACGATTCTGAATCACCAAACTGACTGGAGGGGTACCATTTAAGTTAGCTATCACAATATCATTCTTTATGATATCAGATACTAATTGGTTAGCCATAGTATAATCTATAGCTTTTGACTTAACCAATTCCTCAGCGGATACTCCAGAAGTTCTAGCAACTACTTTGTTATTACTCCAAGGATCTTGGGATTGGGCCACTGAAAAAGACTTCTCTCGGGCATAGTGAGAATTAATGGCATCAGCTTTTTTAGCCTCAGTATTAGTTTCTCTTACCCCAGATTTAGCCATCGGAGAAGTAGTCCGATTTAAAAGTATAAGAGCCCTCCAAGCTTTATTGAGAGGAGATTGGAATACCCTCCCCTGCTCAAGGTCAGCTACTTCTTGAGCTACTTTTCCCACAGGTTTTCCTATAAGTGATGCCATAATCTAAACGTTAATTTACTCCCGCAGCCACATTCATCTCTGCATCTCGATCTCCGATATATTCCTCAAAAGCTTTCTTACCATCATTATTAATGACCACATGTACGGGCTTATTTTCTAATTTACTGATTTTATCAGTGTATAAGCCAAGAGTTTGTACTAACCATCTCAGCTCCTGAACTGTCATCATCTGAAGATTATCTCTTTGTTTATAACCTTCCCGACTGGCTTTGATAGCAGAAGCTAAGTCATTAGTTGCCCTTGTATTTTCATCTTGAGATGATTTATTACTCTTGAGAGCATTATATATCATGGGCCCCACTATGGATATACCAGTAATGGCTAACCCAAGTGGACCTCCAAAGAATCCCAGTAATTTAGAACCAAATCCCAATATACCTCTACCCACAGAAGCTAAAGCCCCTCGAGATGCGGCATTGGCAGCTGCACCTGCTGCAGTAGTATTCATTAAGTTTCGGGTCATCTTACCTGGATCAGTAGCAGTCACCATTGCAGCCGGCACAGGAGTCCATCCAGAAGCTCCCCTACCAGTTTGAGCATAGTATCTACCATTGGCTCCCATTTTTGCTGGAATATTACCATTATAGAAATAACCTGGTAATCCAGCCATACCTGCAACGGTAGCCGCACTTGCTCCGATACCAGCCTTCCTTTGAGCTATGATGGCTCTTTCCATGTTTAAGTAACCCTGAGCAGACATAGTGGCTTGAGACCAGCCGCCCATCATTAATCTTATCATGGTTTTGAATGATACTTGAGAGTCACCATTCAGTAATAACCATCGTGCTCTCAGTCCCATCCAAATAGAACCTACCTTTAAACCAACTGCAGCTATAGCAGCAAATCCAGCTATCCACGGACCAAATGGAGTTGCCATTAGGTCACGAAGCTGGGATATTGCCCAACCAACCATATCGAGGAATCCCATTATAATAGGATTCTTACCGAGGGCTTCACTGAAAGTAGTCATAAGGTTCTCAGCAGCAGACTGAACTATATCAATCTTACCGGCAAGAGTTTCCATTCGCTTTCCTACTACCTCTTCAGCAAATCCCGCAGAATTGTTTTGTATCTTATTTAACAGGTCAAAGTAACCTTCAGTATCACGCATGATTGCAACTGCAGCACGCATACCACGTACACCGAAGATACTCTTGAATACGGCATTCTGGTCTATAGTTGATAAACCTTGAGTAGCTTCACCAATCTTCTCCAGAATTACTGCAAAATCCTGAAGGTCTCCGTTAGCATCTACAAAATCCTGTTTTCCCAGTCCTAACTTAGCTAAGGCCTTAGCTCCCTTGAAATTAGGATTGGTCAATGACTGAGTCAGGTAGTCAGCCATGTTTCGGATAGAAGTACCTGCCATAGAACCCTGAATACCTGCATTACCCAGAGTACCAATCATAGCAGCTACTTGTGGTAACTGTTGTTTCAGAGTTACCATGGATGCAGCTGAGTATTTGATAGACTCAGCTAAGTCGGCCATTGATACGTTGGATGACATGGTAGCTTTAGTAAGCTGGTCACCAACAATATTTACAGCCTGTTGACCCTCAAGTTTGAAGGTCCTCATAATATTGGTCAGTAAGTCAGCAGTACCACCTTTACCTCCCAATTCCATGCCTGTGGCATTGGCCATCATAGCAGCACCAGATATCATTTGCTGAATCTGATTTGCATCATTACCGGCCATTGCCAAATATTTCATACCTGAAGCTATATCCCTCGACATGAACATGGTCCTTAAACCTAATGTCTGAGCAGTTTCAGATAACCCAGACATCTGATTTTCGGTAGCTCCAGAGATAGCTCCTACTGAAGTCATCATATCGATGAAGTCAGCTCCAGTTTGAATGGTAGTGGTTAATGTCGATACTATCGAGTTGGCCACCCCACTTGCCATGTTAGCGTACGACTGAACTGCAGTTAAGTTCGCCTGTACTGCATTCTTGGCATCCCTATGTAAACCCCGGATAACTGAGCTAGCTTCCCTTGCTTGGTTTGAGAACCTATCTTGAAGGACAAGAGCTACACCTATCTCGAGTTGTCCCGCAGAAGGACTACCACTTGTAAAAGCCATATAGTTTCAGATTTATCGAACAAAAGAGAGCTGCCCTACTTTCCTTTGGGCAGCTCTTTCTCAAGTGCATCGTAATATGCTTCAGCGGCTTCTATAAATTTCTTCCTTCGCCGCCAGGGGAGCTTTGCTAGAGTGTTAAAGTCAATACTAATATTAGCTTTAACAATGTATAGATATACATCTTCTAGTTCTCCCGTGGGTAGAAAAAATTATCTACCGCCATCACAGGTACCATAATCTTCTGTCCCGTTTCGGGGTCTTCGATTTGAGTAGTACCATGGAAGAGAGGGTCAAGCCCCTTGATAGCAGACCTGATATCAATCATGTCCTTGGGACTGAACATCCGGAAGTTCTTCACCGGCTCATAATTATCACCAACCTTCAGCTTAAGGTTACGGGCAACCAGTTCCTGATTCTTGGTGCGTTCACTTGCGGGGAGGTTCAATACATAAGCTTCCCCTTTAGCATTGAGAAGATCAAAACACATTTCTTTTCCACTCTTGGTAGTGAAATGTATTTCAGAACTTTGTTTTGAAACGGGGTAGAATGGGATAGCATTGGGCTTTGCTTCCATCTCTTCCATAGAGGGGATTGTACCATAATCAAAGAGGAACTCTTCCCGAAGATTAACCTCGTACTCCACTTCACGAACCTGACCATCTGCAGGACCATCCCAAGAATACTTGAACTCTAAAGTTTCTCCCAGTGAAAATATCCGAGAATTTATCATGATGGCATACCTGTCAAGAGAAGGCATTTTCTGCACATCCTCGGGAGTCAGCAATCGATTTGCTGTCATATCAGTATCAATTACAATACCTGAAATGAACTTAGAGAGGTTCATGAAGGTTTTGGCATCTACCGGGTTGGAAAGGATATCATCATCCTCCCCGTTCTGTTCCCTTATGGTTACCTCGTAACCGCTGGGCAATTTAAAGGTAAATTCCTTACCATAAAGTGTTTGATTTTCCATGTTGTTGAGTTGTTAAGTGTATTCTTCTGAATATAGTATATAATAATGAAAAAGGGAGAGCCCATCATTGAACTCTCCCCTGGTGACTCATTATTACAGCTTCTCGCAAGTATCTACTGAGAACTCTAAATCCTCCAGAGTGTTGTCTGAACTCATTCGGTCTAAGTCCTGTCCATTTACCTTGCAAGGCCATACCCCCGTGCAAGTCCAGGAATTAAGGATAGATACTCCATCCTCGGCTAACTCATTGATAAGTACGGTTTCCTTATACTGACTCGGGGTTAAACCTCCTCCAAGCAGCATATCCTGTACTGACATCAGCCAATCCCATAACCAAGTATCTGAACCCGAAGTAGTTTCGAGCTTGGATGCAGTTAAGTTACCCACTGATACCCGGCCACCTGTCTTTACATCATAGTTCACATCCCCGTGAGAAACTTGTTCTATACTTATCTCAGGTATGGATACCTGCTGAAAAAGGAAGGGGTTAATGGGATGCTTGACAAATGTAATTTGCCATAAGAACTTCTTCCTTGGGTTTTTTACTTTAGCTCCTGCCATAGTATTTATTGAATTTATTTGTTTTAGTTATTCGAGGCAGAGATGGATACTTCACCGGTGCTCTTGTTAACCGCAATGTCGATGACTACCTCCATATCGATATCCTGCATTGGGACAACCTCTTTGTACTTCAGCTGAGCCCGGTATTTACCCTGACGAACGTCAGCCTCATTATTTATCTGGAGCTCATCATAACTCTGGGCATCCTGATCTCCTATCCATTCATACGAAGTGATGGCATTTCGGGTCTGCAGATCATCCAGAATTTCCTTAGCTTCATAATAAATGAGTTTCCAGGTAGCAAAGGTATTAGGCTCTTCGATGTAGCTTTCCAGAATAGGCCGAAGATTTTTCTTCAGATACAGGTTGAGACGAACTATAGAAATAAACTTCTCGGAGTCATCTATAGGGTTCGAGGTGAAACCATGCCAAAGCATAGTACGCTGGCCTTGGGTACGAGTGTTCTTGATTACGAACAAGTTCATATACCACTGGGCAAACTCATTGAGAGTATCTACATCACCGGGGCCACCTAAGTTCTTCATTACTGGACCGAGTGCCGAAGCAATCACTCCACGGTTCATACCCGAGAAGGAATACCATGGGCCATAAGTAGAAGCACAGGTTGCATCCAAACCAGCTACAGAACCCAGCACATCACATTTCTGGAGAGAACCCATTTCGTTGTAGTACTTGATACCACCGCCGAAATATGCAACTTCTTTCATTGGGCCTATGGTTTCTACCATAGTCTTAAGTGCTGTAAGGGTCTCTTCTACAGTTGCAGGTATTCGACTGCCTCCACTCTGATACTTTGGTACCTCCACATAAAGCATCTGTTCAAAGGTAGTATGTACATCCTTAGCTACTTCCTGATACAACTGGGTATAGGAATTGTCCAGATGTTGGTGGACATGAGAGAGGATAACCGAATAGGCATCAGTATAAGACTTGAGAGCATTATAAGCGGACATCCAGTTATCCTTAGTGATACCGCCAATATTACCCATAGAACCTTCGTTGCATTCCATGTAACGATTAGTATCGGATACCTCTTCAGGATCCGTGTTACCAGAAGTGGTCTTACCGATCATTACAGTAGAATTCCAATTCGAGAACTGATTAAGTGCCGATATAGCATCCTCAATAGTAACTATGCCGAGAGCATAATCCTCCATAGTGCCCTGGCCATCACCTTCTTTTCCTGGAATTACTTCGAAAGTGATATTAGGAGCATTATCTATGAAATTCTGGAAAGTAGCTACATTGATAGAAGGATTAGATCCGTTGTTAGCCGAGAAGAATGGGGTTGTAGCTAAGATGCTATCATAGAGAGGCTTCTTAGTGGATTCATCCCGAGCTCCATACTGAATTATGCTAGCCTTCACAGTGGGCTCTTCGGTATAATTCAGTTCAAGATAGAAAGAACGATTTAACCCATACCCAGTATTATCTAATACAGGAGAACCAGCTTCTCGAGTACGGATAGCAAAATTAAGGGTTAAACTATTCTCTGCTCCGCTGGGATCGGTCAATACTATAGATACAACGGCAGATCCATTGGGAACAGCCGTAGAAGGACCAGCAAGTGCTGCAGCACCACCAGTTACAGCCATAGGCTTAGCCCAACCGTAAGTAGCACCATCAGCCATTACTCGAGATACTCGGACCTTAGCTCCCATCTCAAGAGCCTTCATGATATTGGATACAGATCCATCAGGAACTATTTCCGAACCGAAAATCCGAGTAAACTGAGAAGGAGTTGCAATCAGATCCTTCGGGTCCTCGAATGGGCCTTTAGTAGTCATAGCTACTACATTGACTACACCCAACAAAGGTACACTAGACTGTACATTCAGGTTCTTGAAGCTGAACCTTACTCTTGGAGTTTGTGGCATATTTTAATTATTTAAGGTTATTATTCAACTGAACCTCCATCTCCATCTATGAGAGTGGTTAACTCCTGGAAAAAATGATCTTTATCCTTGATTCCCCCCTTAGACTTATAGGCCTGGAATACCTCATCGGTTATCTGAGATACAAGAGCCATTTCACTTTTACCCGAAGGAGATTCCATATATACCTTGTCCGAAGTATTTATTACAGTGGGGTAATGAGAATTGGCAATCTCATTCTGGATAACAGATCCTTCCTCGTATACCCCAAGTTTGGCTAATACATAGTTATCATCCTGGTACTGTACTATGAATCCTCCGCCCTCTAAAGCCTGTATGTTAATATTCTTCTTTAACTTAGCGTCATAGGCATACGGTACTTTATCCTTCTCTAATCTCCTTACTTCGGTGTCAGCATATTGAATGGATTCCAGGGCAGTCTTATCTATGGATATCTGAATACCTTTTTGAGTAGGGGTTATCTCTATACCACCTCCGGGTATAAGATTAATATCACTTCCTTCCCCACCCTCAGAATCGGATATATATTGTAATATACCCATTAAGACATCCTGAAGATTTTTTCCCTGCCTATTCCTCATGTCGTTTTGTCTGATAACCTGGGTTATCAGATTTTCAATCTCTTTCTTATCCATGTGTGAATTTTATCTTAAGGTACTTGTAGAGTATAATTGGCATTTTCTAGAAGCACAGAAATATCCCTTATGGGAGTAATTACCCCTGGAGGAGTATTACTTTCTAGGAGGCAATCCTGTACTTCAAATTGGTATACCTTTTCCATCAACCCGTTATCCAAATCGGGCATATTATAAAAGTTAACTACCCTGAGGAATATATTTCCTGCGAATAAAAACTTGTCTTCAGTATATGGCTTTAAGTAACCCCTCTGAGGAACTGACCAGAACATGATTTGATGTAACAATCTCATGTGTTCTGCAGAGTGGGCACATAATCTTATATTGATATATTGATGTAAGGTTTCATAGGGTACCTCGGTTGCGGTATAACCTATGCCCTCTTCTTTCTCGATTATTTGCCTTGGTAATCCAACATCTCCCGGATAGAATCCTTCTGAATCGACTACCATACGGGGAGTTTCTTTTATACCTTTAGAATGGTTATTACCCACTCCAAAGATACCTATATAGAATCCCTTATCTTGGGTGATATTCTTTAAATCTTCCTTGAATCTTTCGGCATTTGCTTCACTTGTAGGGAGGTAATCTTCTGGGTTTATGGTATAGCCCAGTTCAATGGCCATATTCAATAGGGCTACATATATGGACCTCTCTATAATTTCCTGAGAATTTACCATTTTACTTGATTGGGTCTTACACCATATTTTTGAAGTTCCCTGCGTATTTCAGTTAGGATAAGGTCTCTTAATTTACCCCTACCTCCAACAGCCTTGAGAGAAGGTGCCCATACTGGACGAGAAGGAATTCTACCGTCATTAGAACCAAATTCTAATATTTTAGCTAATTGGTTCAGGGTTAATTCCTTTTGAGAAGAGCGTCTAGTTCCAATGGGTAATCCGATTAGAACTCTCGATTTATACTGATATAACCCAACTGATCTCGAATAGAGACCAGTCAGGTTATAAATAGGATGTTGTCCCCACCTTTCGATAGTAGCTGGGGATAAGGGTTGCCATGTTATTCCTCCACCCACGGGAGGTATACCCAAAGTTAATGACTTCTTTACGATTGCAAGGAGGTTTCTGGAAAATTTATCCACGGCTTTATCATACCCCCTTTGCATACTTGGCCCAAGGTTACTGACTAAGGCTTCTACCTTTTGCCATTCACCGTTGAGTTTTACCTGAAGTACAAGGTCAGATACTTTGGGAAGTGTGATATTTACCTTCCTTGCCATTTGTGTTAAAAATGTTTATCGTAAAAAGCTTTCAGTTCTGAGTAAACAGTCCTTATGATACCATCCTTATGATAATGGAACTCGCCTGCATAACCTTCTACTCCCCCGAGCTTGTTTGCCCATTTTTCAGTCCAGAAGTCGTAATAGTTATTAGCACTGTTATGGAACATACAGTGTAACCCACTACATAGACCCACTGTAGGTAAATATAATGGACCTAATATTCGGGATTGTATACAATGACCAAACTCATGGTCATATACCGGCTCTTTTAATCCAGATTTCTCCGAAAGGAAGATATAGTTTCCCAAACTTACACCGCCATTCATTGTGGGAGCCACATAAAAAGCAGTACTCCTTTGTTTTAGGATTCTTTTCTCACCCCGTAGGATTATTTTATAACCGAGTCCGGCAAGGTTTTGAGGTAATTGCCAAATATACAAAATGATATGCCCAAGAATATGCAGGAACTTACCAAACTTAGTTTTATGTTGGTGTTCTTTTAAGATACTGGACATTGCCTATTCTTTCTTAAGAGATGCCTTTACTTTGAGATAGTGAACAAAATAACCGGCAATGAAATACACTATCGGGTATAAGATGAGCAAGAAAGCTACCAACCCATTGTCCAACCATCTCCAAATGCAGGAGAAGATAATTACTGAAGCTATGGCCAAGGAAATGTATAGCCATCCAAGTTTTGTAATGTTCATGGTTTATAGTTTTAGTTGTATGGAGCCACATTTATAAAGAAATGTTTTACACTTCCCACTACTTGGCAGAGTATGGTGTACACCTTATAACCGGAGGTAGGTGCTACATCGGCTGCATTCTGGTGCATGTGTATCACACTTGTACTATTATTTTGTTTACTAAATGTAGGAGTTATATTATATGCACATATAAGTGAAGCTGTTGGGGCTAGGTCATTGAAAGTATGTTCTTGTAGGGTCAGTGTGGGATTACTTGAACCAGTATACCAAAGAGACTCTTTACCTCCTAGATTCCTAACTACATTTGTACCAGATACATAATTTATCAAAGGGGTTGTACCTATATATACCGCACTACCCTCGTTTATAATGTAGCCAATGATTTGGTCTTCTGTAGCTTGGTCACCTAAATCGCTAAAAATACCCTCGTATAGGAAATATATCTTATGAGTTTCTATCATGAGATAGAATGCAGTAAATAAGTCATTCTGAGTATCACCGTCCCACCATATCATACCTATTCCAGAAGAATCTCCAAAGGTTTTAACAGTGTTATTACCAGTCATCCATGAAAGTTTCCGAATAGCATCCAGCAAAGTATCACTGGCCTGGATATATGGATCCTGTACATCCCTGTATTTAGTGATGTTAGTCCAACCCGTCATCTTCATATCTGTAGACGAGCTAGATCCAGCATCACCCTTATCACCCTTATCACCCTTATCCCCTTTGTCTCCTTTCGGTATACCAAAAGTAAGAGTATTACTTGAGTTATCCCATTTTACTGTGGGAGCTGTTCCAGCAGCCAGAGCCGTAGCCGCTACTACTAAGGCTGAACCTAAGATAGATCCGTCCAATTTAACTTTATCAGCAGCAGACATCAGACCTGCCAATGCCTGAGTTGCTACTTCAAAGAAAACGTTCAGATTTTCTGCTTCATCTCCAAAGGCATTAGTCTTATCTTTTCGGGATCTAGATTTGAAAGCCAGCTTATTCTGGGTAGCAGTACGAGTCAAATTAGTATTTACACCTGATACAGTGGTTAATCCAAATGATTTGAGTATAGTTCGATTTATGTTACCACTATCACCGGGATAAGCCCCATTAGCAGTTGTGGTCAAACCATATCTTATCAGGGCAGTGATAATGGTTTTTAGTTTTACCTTCTGAGTTGCAGATATCTGGATCATCTCATCCCCAGTGGGGGTAATAGTCTCGGTAAACTGAGAACTACCTATCTCATGGAATTCTGCCATAACTTGAATTATTTATTTTGATTTTCTTCTAACTGTTTAACTCTACTACGAAGGTATGCAACCTCATCCTGTTTATAACCAGCTTTCTTACCGTCATAAATAGATACTATACCATTGAACATGGCAACTATCAGATTATCACTTCTCTGAACTACAGTCAAATAAGCTTCTGCTTGTTGAGCTGTTGCAGGAGCTTTGGTAGTTCTAAATACTAAAGTCTTCCTCCTTTCTACCCCTGATAGATTAGCATCAGAAGTTATTTGAGATTCAGAACTTCCTTCTATTCCGGTATAATCAATATAGAAATTATCGCCGGAACCGTCATCCCAAGGTATAGTAGCTTTTGCCATACATTGAATATTAAAATTTAGAGGTATAGAGGGGATATCCCACCCCTCTATACCAAAATCCCTCGGTCCTATGACTTGGGAGTAACCGTAAAGGTCGTGTTGGTGTCCACCGTAACCTGTACTGCCGAACCATCCTGAGGTACATCGATTGAGGCCGGTATAACTTCGATGAACGGATCGCCTGCAGTCTGGTTAAGAGTAGCCGTTGCCTTCTGACCACCGTTTGCTGTAGCAATAATCTGTTGCGTACGAGCTTTGATGGTATCATTGGCAGATGCGTTCAGGGTCAGACTAAAGGTATACTTTGCCTTTGCACCGGGGTCACCCTTGATGACTGTACCAGAGGTGGCATCCGAACCGTTTGCCTGGAACTGGATTGCAGATATATCCGCAGCAATGATATCACCGGTACCTTTGCTGAAGGCTATCTTCGAAGTGTTCGACTTACCGGTAAGAGTTATTGCACCTCCACCTTTGTCCACTGCTGGACTTGCATTGTCGAACTGGATAAACTCAGCTGCAGGCACGTGATTTGCCACAAACTGTTTCTTTTCTGCTACACCAACTGCCTCTACTTCAAAGGTAGCAGTCTGGGCTACACGGTTACCACGATTGGCAACTTCAGCCTTGACCTGAAGAGTGGTATCACCCGAACCTGATGACGGGTTGACTACTACACCATTCTGTTTTACTTCGGCCATTTTTTTTTATTTGGGTCTTACTTTGAAAGTCGTGTTAGTCTTTACAGTGGTTTCATCCTCGTAGTGATTCATTTCGCTCAGTTCAAGGATGTATTTGGTCAACTCTACGTACTTATTTATATTCTCCATATAGGCGAGTATCTTTTTCGTCTCTTCCGGGGTTTCTCTCTTCAGTACCACAAAGAATAGTAAAGCCTCATCATGTGCCTGAGCAACCTGAGTATCACCAGTGGGAGAATAGACCTTGCCATTGATTACGAACTTGTCCTGTGCCCAGTCAAAGTTCCAATAACCCTCGGGAGTTAAATGCCCATTCTCTTCTAATGACCTTTTAGTTACATACAGTACAATATTGATTCCATCTAGTTCGCCTGAGACAGTCTCTTTTAATGAAGGCCATGTTCTTATAAAGTTGTACTGAATTAAGCCGTCCAGAAAGTACGGTTCGTAGTTATTGCCCGTATCTTCACCGTATGACAGAATCTGGTCAAATCTCTTTAACCAGATTAGAGGTTGTTTCCCAGCATCCACTTCAACAAAGTCATTTATAATGGCCTTGTATCTGTCCCATACTCCTTTTGTAATCCTTTTCCGTCGTACCATATCCCATTACTTCTTTACTGGGAAGCCTGGGTCTGGGCCATCTAATGGTCCTGGCCTCCGGGGGTTGACTACTTTGGGAACTACTACTTTCTTCACCGTTCGGCAAATAGGTAGATAGATGGAAAGTCTTTCAGCAAGCATACACAGATTTTGTTTGAGTATATCAATAACTCCACCTGGTTGCATTGCTTTTATGACATTAGATGAGGTTTTAGATTCAGAGTCAGTATCGTTGAAGAATTCTACCTCAGTTGGACCTGTTTGTATTCGCTTAACCTCACCTGAACCTCGGCTTGACTCTGAAGATTCGGATTCAGATGTAGAGGATGAGTTACTCTCTTTAACGGATTCTGCAGTGGCACCAACCATCAATGAAATCTGTACAACCATATAATCATAGGCTGCCAATTCCATAATTAGCTGGTTTTCTAGAGCTTCATAATACAACTCATTATTAAATTCCTCTATTGGTACTTCGTGATTTACTAGCGGCTGAATATACAGCTGCCATTTTTCAATAAACTGTTGCTTCTCTTTAAGCGTAAGCTTACCGAAAATATCCTCAGGAATATAAGTGTCTATCAGCTCATAGATACTGCCAGGCAACTGGGTCTTTACCTCTTCACTAACCCCAATAACCTGAGTCTTTGATAATGCAACTCCACCGACATTGTTGGTTATGGTCATCTTGACCACATAGTCACCTGAAGCTTCATAAAGATGGGAAGCAGTTACCACACCTACATGTGATTCTGTCTTCCCATCACCAAATACCCATGTTACTGTAAAGTCGTGGGGTAGTTCATCAGCGAATCCCCTAAACCTTGCATTGAGTCCAACTACGGTAGATAAGAAATCTACCTTTTCCATAGTTTACTCGTCGTCTTCGTCCTTCAGCTCATCGAGGATAGCATTCACCAAGTCAAGCTTGGTATCACCTTCCTCCGGCTCAATCTCCAAAGAGAGAGCCAAAGCCTTCAACTCCTCGGTGTTGAACTGTTCCTTGATTTTCTCGGGAGCTTCCTCGGCCTCCAAGAGGTCTTCGAACTTCTTACGAACAGCTTCCAGGTCAACTTCCTTCTTAGGAGCTGATGGAGCACCTTTCGGGGGGGGTTCTTTGAACTCCTCGGCTTTGGCTTCGATGAGATAGCCATTTGCCAAGGCAGCCTTGATAACCCGTAGGTTGTACTGTTTGTCTGTTAACTCCACAACCTCTTTGCGGAGAACCTTGATTTTCGAACCCTGGTCATAGAAGATACTGGCCTTGGGACTCAGTTTTACGTATCGTTTACTTGCCATAGTTAAATTAGTTAAGGGGGCGGTATTAAGCCGCCCCCAGGTTTGAGTTATTGGGTGTTACTCGATGATACCTGTCAGGTACTTGTCGACATCCATGTAATCGGGGAATCCATTGGTAGTGAATTCCTTCGTCGCATCGATGAGGATAGAAGCATCCTGGTACATCTTCGAGAAGCCCGTCGTCAGCGAAGCATAGATAGCCTCAGTCTGATTCGAAACGATACGCTCCGACTCCAGCATCAGCTGCTTTGCAGTCAGCTTTATCATGGCTGCTGCCGGGTCCACAAGCATTACCTCGTCTGCTGGAGTTCCGCCGTGAATGTAGAAGTCTGCCGAGTTGGGAACCGGAGTCTTCAGATTCAGGCGGGCATCGGTCGTACCCGACGAACGCAGCTTGAATTCGGGAAGGTCGAGAAGGTCAAGTGCCTGCTCTTCACCGCCGATGATGGTACGGAACTGACGGCCGAGGCGTGATGCCCGAATCCATACTCGGAGGAGGTCACGATACTGTATACCCTTTGTGGTATCTCCCACGCCGATGACCGGAGCCGATTCCGAACCGTCCAGCTTGTTACCCTTTACGAGGACATCCATGGCCAGAGCATCCATTGCGTAACCAAGCTGAACGCCGAAGTCACGAAGGAAGATTGCCATCACGTCCATCGATACGTAGCTTCGTACCTCGTCGGTAACCTTGAAACCCTTACCGATTTTGAAGAGGTTGACCGACTTCTGGCCGAAAGATACGGTACCCAGAGGAATGGTCTCTGCCTCGTTCACCCGGGCAGGGTTGGCGTCGGACATGTTGACGAGCGGCATGATTGCGGTCAACCCGTTGATAGGCTGGTCGGAGGCGATGATGTTGGGATAGAAAGGTGCTTCACGCATTCCCAGATAGATTGCCTCACGGACAATCTCCGGAACGAGCCAGCGGAGTTCGGGATTCGGCATGGAGTAGATATTCTCCATCGTGTCAACTTTGGGATTGAATCCGACGGCCTTGAAGTAATCTTCCTGTGTGATGCCGTATTTCTCCTGGAGCATATCATCCAGATGAATGTCTACCGGAAGACTCTTGTTGCTTCCCTGTCGGAAGCCATCCATGTTCTTTACGATTTCGGGAAGCTCCTTTAAGTACTGGTCCCGAGTGAAAGTTTTTTCTGCCATATTCTGAATGTGTTTTTCTTGTTATTTTGCGAGGATTCGTACCAGTTCGCCTACCTCAGCCACGTTGATAGCCAGGAAAGGAGTTTCGGCATTGGAAGCCGAGGGACTGAAGTTGGGATACGTGCCACTGTCGTCAAGAGTACCGTCCGTCTGAACATAACCAGTAGTGGTTATCTCAGCCTTGGCGATACCATGGATAATGGTGTAGCCCTGGACCATTACTGTAACCTCTACTCCGGCTGCCGTAGGAGGATATGCGGGGTATTGGCTGTAACCGATAGCGATACCGAGGTACATTTCGCCCGATGCTCCGGTATACGGAGAAATAGTACCATCAGTATTCAGCTTTACGGGCTGACCCTGAACGATGGTATCGCCTTTCTTTACCTGGAATGCCTGATGAAGCTTGTGCGATTCACTTTTGTAAATCACAGCCTGCGGGGTTCGGGAACCCACTTTGTGTAAGTCTGCCATAATTTAATTTGAGATTTAAGTTACTTTTCTGTTATTTCTTTCCTCCTCGGAGTTTCCGGTCGGCCAAAGCCTGGGCAACTGCCTGAGTAGACTTGTCTCCGTTCTTCGTCTCGTCTTCTCCCTCGGGATTGATAGACGATGCCCGGCCCACGTCCTGAGAACCGCAATGATTGCAGTGCATCGGGAATTTGTCCTCCAGCTGTGCATCGTAGGTCTTACGCAGAGCACTGAGGGTCTCCATGGTAGTTCCTTCGTTCTCCAGGAGTGCCAAGATATTCTGGTCTACGTTCTCCTCGCCGGAAACTTTCTTGTAGGCAGCCACCGTCTCCTCACGGAATGATTTGATATGACCGTCCCAATTTTTCTTTGCTTCCTTGTAAGACTCCATGTCTTTCTCGAGATTTGCCTTCTCTTCCTTGAGAGTCTGAATCTCGGTGTCTTTGGAAGCCACGACCTCTGTGAGGCTCTGATTCTGCTGTACCAGGTTTTTAATCTGGGTGAGAGCCAGCTCTGCCGAAACTTCCTGACCTTCAGAAAGGGTCAAAAGATTTTCACCAAAGAGGCTCGCCAGCACTTGCTGCAATTCTTTGTCCATGTTTGTTTTATTTGTTTGGTTATTGTGGTTACCCTTTCCGGCACCCTTTTCATTATTAGATTGGGTGGTATTGTACTTTATCTCTTTTTCAGAAAGAATCTTGAAGTCGAACATAGAGACCCTCTTTGCGGGATCATTAGCCTCGGCAGCTTTTTCTTCGGAGAAGGAGTAGTACTGACTTCCCGCATAAGCAGGGCTGTTTAATTTGCCACTCTTGATAAGCTGAGCAAAGGGGTCTGCTCCATGCCATACTAAAGATGTCTCTTTGTAGGAAATGATTTTGGTAACAATCCTGCGAATCAGTTCACCACTTTCAGTATACGTACCAAGTTTGGAATAGAACTCCCAGATATCCTCAAAGGAATGAGAGGGTTCCCATGCAAACTCTACGGTTACCGAATTGGAATGTATTGAAGGAGGGTCCATCTGAATACCCCTAGCTATACGGGGATTGGAAAGCCCATCTATCTTCATGATACCATTGATACCAGCTGGGATAACTACCCCGGTCTTTTCATCTTGGTAAGCTTCCTGCCACTCTACAGACTTAACTGCTCCAATGGCATTAGCTACATCGGTTTCATGGTCGAGATTAACAGACTGACCTACTAGGAGAGGCATAGATTCCTTCAGCACTGCTTCCGGAAACTCAGTGGGATTGTACTTCTTTGCCACTATTGCGGCAGAAAGCATTCGGAACATTGGCTCTATAAAGTCACTGTCCTTTGGCTTTAACATTTCTGGAGTTACTTCTGGCATGAACTGGTTGACATTCAAAGTGCCACCCCACATACCAAACCTTTCCAGTGACTTCTTAGGGTCTTCACTAAAGTTGACAGTACCCTTGTAGAAGTTTTCGGAGAGAGAGTGAGCATCAATAACTACTTCTGGTACATTAGATACCATTAAGCTATGAGCTGCACTTAATACCATTACATCGGTATTCTGATGAACATTTGGCATAATTTATCTTGGTTTACTGTCTTGGTCTTTTCTTTTGGGATTAGGGTTTGTTTTATCCCTGGTCCTACGGTCTGACTTGTCTTTGTCATCTTCCCGTTTCTTTTTCTTCTTACCAGTATCTGAATCTCCCGTACCATCTGAATCATCCGAATCTACAGGAGTTCTTGGTTCGGGTTGGTCCGGAGTTTCATAACCCATATCACGAGCAAACTGGTCCTGACTGATAATACCCTGATTATACAGGGTTACATTTACACGAGCCCGATATTCACGAGCCTGCTGTAACTTAATATCATCAGAAACAGTTGAAGTCCCGAACTTGATAGTTATTCCCTTGTTATTGAACCCCGCCAAGCGCAATTCTAGAGAATAAAAGAACTCCAGTACAAAGATTACCAGGGTTTGAATATTCTTTAACTGGGATATCATCTTAGACAGCTGTATACCAGCTCCACCCTCGGTACCACTCTGTGATGCAGATACTCCTATGATAGAACCATTTACTCCGAGGCCGTTTGCTACGGATTGTTGATTCATATTCCAGGGAAGGTTTATATTCTGCATAGAAGCCGAAGTTGACCTCAGTTCGAATTCATGGTCATCTATGTAACCAACCACTACTCCATCTGACATACCGCCGACAATGTTGGTCTTCATCTTCCGAAGAGTACTGTTCAAACGATCAGCATAGGCTTTTTCACTTTCTCCAGCAGTACGAGGAGGTTTAGCCATCTTAGCTTCAAGGAAACCAACCATACCCATTACCTCCATGATGTGTTTAAAATTCTTTCGCATAGTATGCTGACCAGCGATAGAATCCAAAGCCGACATAAATGGAGGTACCCCGTATGGTTCATCAGTATCATTGTACATACCAACATAACAATAGGTCTCGGTATTCAATCGTATGAATGAATCCTTAAGACCATCTACCAAACGGGGATTCCTTTGGTATGGGTGATATACTCCATTGTTCTCTCTCTTAAACCTTATAGTTTCAGGTTTAATGAAGAGTATGGTTTCCAATCCTGTTAGCTTCTTGTTTGGTACTCCTTCCACCGATATAGCACCACTAACAAGAAGCTGAACTATGAACTTGTTTACCAACCCATCTATTCCGGCTGTATACTTCGACCACCTCTTGGATACATTCCTTAAATGTTCCCTCATCTTGGTGGACTCATCGGGAGTGTTGTTTGGAAAGTCGATAGTATGACCTGTATTCGACAACTTGAACATGTCCTGCAATGCAATGCTGACGTCCGGGTTTATCTTGTACAAGTCCCGAATGATAGGTATTAGTTCTGTTCTGAACGTTGGGGTAACTAAGTTCGTCATACCATTGAGAGTGGTAATGAGTTCAGAGTTCCCCACACCATCATCTGGTTGAGAAACTCTGCCCGGACTTATTGAACCCTTTCCCTCATCTTTGTTCTGAGATTCCACAGGCTTAGACCTGGTGAACCAACTGATAGGATTAAGTTTCATGTTATATTGAATGGTTGTTTATGCTTACTGAGGAATTACTACAGTACCAGATGGACTGTGAGACCTGATATGATTTGTGATAGCTTTACCGAATATAGCATCATCGGAATAGGTTTCACCTTCCAAATCTAGGTCCATAGATGAGTTATTCATTCTATGCTTACCACGAGCAATTGGTCTTCCAGCCCCGTCATAGATGAAAGTATATGCTTCTTGTACAAAGAACGGGTCTTTTACAATTACATTCTCTTCCCGGATATCCTTCTCTAAGTTCTCGATGATTACAGAACGGTTCTTGGTTGTAGTTAACCATCCAGGGAATTTATCTTCCTCAGGTCTGTTCTTTCTCTTCTTACGTAAGAGCTTAGTATAGAAGTATAAATTAGGATATCCCTCATCCTGAAGTATGGTAGTTACCGTCATACCAACGTCGTTAGTCTCTGGGGCTAACTTAGCAAAGTTATACTTCTCTCCAATATCTCCAAGGAGTCGGGCATACTTGTTCAGGGGTATTCTCCCCTTATATACTGCAGCCTCTTCTCCTTCTTTATCCATGCAGGTGAAAGCAGAGTAGTCAGTACCTCTACCAGTAGCACAGTCACCACCAATAAAGTATTCTTTGTTCTGGTCTGGTTCGTTGAACTCTTTATACTGACCTTTAAGACGAGTATTGATAACAGGGTAGTCGAATAAGCATTCCTCTATAGCTTTAATATCAGCTAAGTCAAATACTGTATTACCTGATGATAGGAAGTCACCATCTATCTCCTGAGCAGTTCTCTTGGGACCAAGAGCAGCAGACATTTCTTCATACCATTTCTCATCTCTGTCAGGGTGCATCTGCCAATACAATCTGATTGGGTTGAATGGGTTGCCTCCAGATATGGCATCTACCCAAGTACCATGGAAGAAGTTCCCTACACCATAAGGGGTGTTATGAGACACGTAGTCTTCATTAATGAGGTAAGATTCATCGTGTTCAACGCAAATATCGTAAATGGTATCGTAATACTTTCTAACTACTTTAAGCTTAGAAAGGTAGATACTTGTACACCTTTTACCAGATACAATGCGTTGAATATAAGGTTTGTTCAGCTTAACTCCGAACTTATATTCAACCTCCTTAGATATCTTATCTAACACTCCATAATAGTAACCAAGCTCTTGATAACGATACCTTATGTAAGCTACTACTCTTAAGTCGTAGTTGAATCCACCTTTCAGCTTAGACCCAAGCTTCATGCCATAAGAGTATTTTGCAGCTTTTTGACTGTTCTCAGCTACTGTAACTATCTGAAGATTGGTTACATAGTTGTCTGAAGGATTGTTGTTAATGTGGTCAACTACATATCCTTCTGGAATTTCTCCTAAGAATACTTTAGCCACCAGATTGTGGACACATATCTTTTTCTTTTGACCCTTATTCCACAACCTTATATTTAGGTATCTCTCCCTATTATTACAAGGTCTTGGTAACTTCTCTACCCTCGTCCCATTCTTTACAATGAAGATTCTTCCCCAGTTGGAGACTTCATAGTTTGGATAACCAGGTATGGGTTTGCATATCTCTTTCTTGGGTTTTACGGTTACTGGATTCTGCTCCAGACCGCTTATACCAGTATGATAGAAGATAGCAGGTATATCTCGTTTGATTATCTCTGAAACAGGTAACCAACCTTCAAGAGTATACAACTTATGTTTTGGAGTACACTTAATAACCTTACCTTGTTCATTGTGAACTTCCCAGGTTTTCAGTACACCCTTGTTTACAGAACCAAGTACTCTCTGCCACTTTCCGGTATGTGATAATACTCTCAACCCGAGATGAGATATATCCATCTTACCAAAGGTCTTAGGACATATAGAATCAACTCTGAAAGGTCCATCTTTACCTATTATCTGAGTGTCACCCGTGATACATGAGTTTACTATAGCCGCACCACCAGTTGATAGAGTAGGGAAGGCTGATGCCCAGATAGTTGAAGCCCATCTTACGATTGCTGCCTCATCAATCACCAACAATGACAAAGATTCAGAACGACCAGCTTGGTCAGAGGTTGGAATGGATTCTATTACAGAACCATTTGCAAACTCTATAGTTGATACAGAACCGAACTCCCCTGCACGACCATTTATGATGGGTTCTTGCAAATACGAAGGTAAGTTCTTGTACATGAACTTAATCTTCTTTAGTACCTTCTTTGCTACGGTGTCCTTGATTGAGATAATGTTTATCTTCTTGTTAGGATGATACATTGCTAACCAAAGACAGTAGAGGGAGATTAGCTCAGTAATACCAGCCTGACGAAACTTTAGGATGATATTGAACCTGTTGAGCATGAACTGGTATAGCACTGCCTTCTGAAAAGGATATAGCAAGAACTTTACCATACCCAACACTGGGTTTATCACGTAGCAGAAAGTAGAAAAGAAGAAAGGGTCTTTCATCACCCTAACTAATGTCTTAAGTTGTTCGGGTGTAAGACTTGTATCTTCGACTAATGTCTTCTTTCTTGCCATGTCAGAAATTATATGAAATTCTTAAGTACGGGTCGAGACCTAAATTATCCCGAAGCTTAGGATAATAGTTGATATTCAACCCGGCTTCATAATTAAATTTACTGGTATTGTATTTCAGGCCTAAATCCAAATCATGGAAGTTATGTACTGGTCGTAAGGTATACTGAGCTACTGGATTAAATCTTTTTAGGAAGGACGTTTTCTTATAGGTTAATTTACCATCCAGATAGTTATACTGATAACGAGAATAGTTCACTGGATATTCCTTAGTCATAAGCTTACAATCAGTATTGAATGTAGTGATAGATAGTTTATCCTTATTCGAGAGTATTTGCAATAACTTAGAAGCTTTGGGATAATTGGTCAGGAATAACTCATTGTATTCAATTTTGGTTGAATCCTTCTGAATGATAGTAACTACTCTATCAACATATTCGATAGGAACAGAATCAATCTGATAGAGAAATACCATTTTAGGTAATTGAATCTTAGGGAATTCAACCTTTGGTACAAAGGATTTATTAACCCAAATGGTATCAGGTTGCTCGATAGAATTTTTAAGGTCATGCCTTAATTCAGAATTTCGGTTCCATAGCCAAAATATGGTTAAGGCCATAATTATAAAGGCTAAGGTTAGGATTACATTTTTCATCTTCTTTTATGTGTTTAGTTTTTCTTTCATATACCCCCCTTAAACACGTGTATAGATAATAATATACTGTTTAAGGTATATTATTATCACGCGCATATACGAGGGGGAGTCATCGTAAAATAGAGGCCTTTTTAAGGCACCTTTTTAACCATAATCCGACCTCATATACAGAACCCTTGGTTAAGGTATTCCTTCCCTTATTTAACCAATAAGTTGGGTTGGCCTTATCAAAATAAATTCGGAAGGTTTTGGGAAAGCCCATAATCACCCTATATTCTTCAAGGCCCATAATCCTTCCGTGGGGATTGAATTGCCTGGATGAAGGTCTTACAGTTAAGGGATAACTTCTCTTTCTGTTACGATATACTCCCGGGAGAGTCTTCATCTTTTGAGTTCTCATAGGCCACTTGTAGTCATTCTTAAACTCAGTTCTCCACAGGTTTCTTACCTGAGCTACTGTCAAAGTAGTTTTGGACTTATCGTCATAGTGATACATGGCTAGCTTTTTGTCATCAGCTTCCCGATAATTTATATTTCTCCTGACCCCTTTCTTCAGTTGACACAGATTCTTGGGTTTGGTAACCTGAAAAGTATGGTCAAATATCTGTGAATTGATTTTCGAGTCTTTTCTCACTCCTATCAATACCAAACGTTTCCTACTTTGTTGGGAATTACCGAATACCGTAACGGAGTGACAGTGAACTATAAGTTTATAATCGGGTAAATTATGCTCCCATTCCCCGATAGGGATAAAATCTAGAAGTTTAGGGAGGTTCTCCAGCATAAATACTGCTGGTTTGAATTTCTTAATACTGGAAAGATATAAATTGAGGGTGACATCTTCCCGTGGTTTACCGAGGGATTTTTTCCTGGAGTATGAGAATACAGAGCTATGTCCACATGATGGAGAACCGAGTATCAGGTCTATTTTTTGAGCTTTTACCTCCTCTAAAGACCTTACAAAGGGTATATCCCCGAAATTGAGCTTCCATTGCTCCTCTTTTTTGGAGTGAAATACTGCTCTTGGCTCTACATTGGCTACAAGATGCTTCTTAAACTCAAATAACAGAGCTCCTTGAGCTCCACAGACACCTAAAACATTCATTGAAAATAAGGTTTATATAGATATACACGAAGGTCTTGCAAAATACTATCCTATATTGCATTAAAATAATAACAAAACTCATGAAAGTTGGTGATTTACTACTGGTAACAGGCCCTGCCTTCTTTGAAAAGACGGCGATTAAGGAGAGGAAAAAGGGAATTTACACCCTTGAGAATGGTATCAGAACTGATAGGACTCTTCATCCTCTCAATTCTAAGTATCAAATCGAGGTTTTTAACGAAGAGAAGTATAAAACTCTGATAGCTCAGAGAACTTTGAACCGTGGTCTGGAGAAATTAGCTACTATCAACAAGAAAGGGATAGAAAATCCCGACATAATAAGGTATGCAGCTGCCAAAATCAGCCGTATTCTCAAAAAAATCGAAGGAAAATGATACGCTTCTTACTTAATTGGGCCATAGTTAACATCATTAGTTACTCTGCATACTGTGGAGGAATGACTTGGAAAGCTCTGAAAGGAGTAAACAAGGAATATGAGGGTAATGAGTCTTGGTCCAAAGGTAAGAAAGAAGCCATAAAAACACTAATCGTCTGTATCACCATCATAATAATCATATCATGTCTGATATCTTAATGAATACTAGCCCAGCTCCGGCCTGGTTAGGTTATACTCTTTTGGTATTCTACACTCTCGGGTTCATATTCTGCCTATTTATCCGGAGCGTAATAGAGGAAACTCCTCTTAAAAAAGCTTCCAATCCAGTTAGGTATGGAGTTTTATTCCTTATTTGGACAGTGAGCCCAGCAGTGATCATAGGGCTATTCACCCTAACTTTCAAAGTGCTTTTCAAAAATGGCAATAAAACGAAATAATACCGAGATAATTCTCCCAAGAGTAAGTGACCAGGAAAAGAGGGATATTCCCGTATGGGATGCTTATATAGAGAATATAATCATAGATGGTGATATTCCCAGTTTAATTTTAGATAGACTCTCTGGAAAGATAAATTCTCTGATAAATGGTCAACCCCAAAAATTCAGTAGCAGGTTAAAGGGTAATATCGAGAATATTATAACCGAAACCGAGGTGAACCTTTATAAGAAATACGGCATAGTGTATTCAAAATTAAGGGTAAAGAGAGAAAGCCACGATTTAGTGATCACTACAAATCGAGATCAATCCTTTGATATTTGGGAACCTTGATAAAGTTATTATAAAATGGCAGTGAAAGTTTATACGCCGGATCAGTTCTATGCAACTGGAGGAATAGTAGAAGAGATGTTCTATGAAGAAGTGGGTAAAGGCACACTAAGAACCCAGAAACAATATGTCAGAAAGAGGGTGGGTTTTGTTCCTTCCTTTGATCAAGTCATCAAAAATTTGAATGATGAATCCTGGAAAGAGTTACATTATATGAGGGCTAATGTCAGAGGGGTAGATTATACTTTGGTATATGACCCTGACAATAAGGATTATCCCTATTTATTTGTAGAAACCAAGTTTTATTTGAAACAGAGGGCCAAAGCCCAGTGATCCGAACAATAATAATTACCACATACAATAAAAGGTAGGAGATTCTCCTACCTTTTATGTTGTCTGATTATATTGCAACTCCCCTGTAATAGTATACGTATTTATCATCACTAACAGGAGTGATTGTAACATCACGAATACTTGTGATCTTATTGTCTATACTCCAGCTCGGGAATATTAAGCTTGATGAGGAACTACCCTCCAATACCGTCAATTTACAATAGGTACCCCAACTGTTATAGAAAGTGACCGTCAACCGGGTTTCAGCAGGGTAATCAAGTAAGAAGTTTCCGGATGTCCAATAACCCCCCTCACCCACTATGGCCTTCCATCTTAACCCGTTTTTAACTAAGTTTTATTTTCAACAGGTACGTTTTGAGAGTGAAATAATAGCATAACCTTAGTGTTTAAGGGTAAAAGTATTTCTTCTAAGAAATACTTTTATGCGTATATAAAGAACCTTAACTAGAAAGACTATGTTACTATTTCATTCCCAAAACGTGCCTATCGGGCAGAGTTTTATTCAAAACGCCCTTTATGTGAAAACCAAAAACAGCACCCAATACAACAACCTGGGAGTAATCAGTAAAACCGGCTTAAAGGGTGCAGTCAAAATGTATATCCCAAATTATGGGTACGAACAAGAAAACACCCCGATAGAATTCAGATTCATGGGCACACCCAATCACGTATATCAATTATACGTAGTTATGGTTATATCGTTCTCGGCCATAACTCCCACCTATACCTCTATTGGCTCAGGAGCAAATCGGGAGAACATAAATCCTTCGGGGATACTGAAGCTCCTAACGGATGCCAAAGGATACGGAGACTTTAGCATAACCACTCCCCCTGCTAATGCCTATCAGACCTGTAAAATCCAATTGCAATTCATAGATTCAGGTAGTATGTCCACTATCGGAGATTTTTACCTGGGAGATGAATCCAGATGGTTATTATGGCAAGCTAAGGATCCCCAAACTTCAAATATCGAATGGAGAGGTCCCATCACCTGCTGGGATGATATCATAATGGAGGTGCCTGAAGTATATATCACTACTATGAGTCACAATAGGGGAGAGATATTCAGGATAACCCCTCCGATATACATGAGAGAAAGGGATACCCTTACTAGCAAGGTGACTCAGGTTATGCCCTCCGACGGTTTGCAGTGGTTGTGGAGGGGATTCAGTGACCCCAATAACTATGCCAATATGTACCTCAATACATCCATACAATTAAACTACACCTCATGGATGACAGCTGATGGATGGGGCCTTGATATATATGCTAAAGATAAGGCAACATCATCCATGTTTTATATCAATATACCGGATGATTCTCATCCCATCGGTAATTTCCACGTCACGTTCTAATACTTAATTATATAAAAGGTGGGATTGATACCCACCTTTCTTTGTGTGAATCCTCTACCGAAATGATTATCCCAGATCTATATCTTTAAAATTCATTCTCAATATGGAAGAAACATTTGATACCTTAGAGGGGTTAATGGAAGACTTGAAGAATTCTATACACAACGGATTAAATGAAGGCAAGATACCCCTTATTAAAATAGGGGTATGGAGATATCAAATAGAGATTAAAAATGGTAAATACATTCTAACAACTTGGTGATATGGTAAGGTTTTTATTTCATATCCTTTTCTTCCTTATGGGATTCACACTCACATTGGGAATAATGGGTGGGGTCCTTTGCTCGTTGCAGAAACATTCTAGTAAATTATTACAAATAATAGGTGAGTTATTCATATTTGGAACAATTTGCATTCTGGTATTATTCCTTACAATAGTTATAATTAAACCCTATGCCTAATCATGGAACAGAAAGAAAAGAATAGGATTATCCTGGAATGGATAACCAAAGCCAAGGAGATTTATATGAATACCATTTTTAATTGTGGAATGTGCAAGTCATTCAAATTGGCTGTATTAAGGGATTCAGAATTAGAGAAGTCTTTGATTTGTATCTTACAGAATATGGGACATGAGTCAAAAATATTTGATAGTAAACTATTGTACAATCCTGAATGGCCTTTTATACTTATCCCTGAATTTAACTTTGAGTTCTTGGGTGGGGATAAAACTACTGAGGCTTATAGGGAATTTCAAAACCATAAGTTGACCCTTCGAGAAATATTTTGGTGGAGTAGGTGGGATAGTGAAGTAAGGGTTAAGGCTTTTGATAGACTTATAGGGATATAAGGCTAAATCATGAGCCTTATAATAGGAGCCTAAAAATATCCTGGAAAAATTTTATGAAGAGCCTTTGGTAGGGTTCTTTATTTTGTGTAGGGAGAGGGGGGGATGTGGTTATGTGCCCATTCGGTGGGTGCCTTTCAGGAGGAGCTAAGGGTAATGGATAATTCAGGAATCCCTTAATGCGAGGAGCCCAAAAAGTCCTTGCATAAAAAAGGGACCACGGTGTCCCTATCGCAAAAATAAATTTTATTAAAAATAGGGGACAAATTTTGGTTTGTCCCCTTTGGTATTACCCCGGTAGGGGTTTTATTTACCCCCCTTTGCCGGTTGCATAAGTGCAAGGAAGTCGGTGATGGATTTCCGTTTCTCCGTGTTGGCATTGGCATCCACTATTGCAGTGGAGTTAATATATACCTGAGTGGCATAGGATTGCCATGCCTTGCGGAGTTCGGCCAACTTGGCGGGTTGCTTTGCCGATGCAATGCTTTCGGCAATAAAGTTATCTAACTTTTTACGCAATTTCATACGCAAATTTTTCTTTTCTTTGTCGGTTTTGCACTCTGCAAAAATTTCTTTTTTGTAAATAGATTTTCTTTCGTTGGTCGAAAAAATTTCATTGCCGATTGCTAAAATTTCATTTGCTTTCATAATAGTAAAATTTTTTAATTGGTTTAACTTTTATTAGTTCTTTTCTGTATTACAAATATACAACAAATATTTATAATTGGTGGCCCCGGAAGCATTTATTTTCATAAAACTTTCTGGGAGCTATTTCTGGACATTCCTGGCATGGGAATTGCTTTGTGGGCCTTCTTGGCACCATCAGGGTACCTGAAAGAAGGTTCTGATAGAAGGTCTTAATGTTCGGTTCTTAAAATGGTCTTAGCTCCTGGGTTGAGTCCTATATGTCCGAAATGAATTAAGGCCTTAGCTCCTACCCTGCATTGCCTTTATTTTCAACCTGAAGTTCCCAGGGTTGGCTTAGGATTGGGTACCCTGCCTTTCATAATCTAGAAGTTCTTAGTTTTATAAACAAGTAAACTATATTCCGTAAGTCTTAAGTTTCTATGATATGCCCCTGCTTGCATTGGGATACACCTTTCATTGCATTCATTCCCCCTATATTATATAATATCTGAAGGCCTGGTTGGGTACCATATAGGTACCTTAACCTATAATATAAAAGGCCTATAAGCCAAGCCACTAAAAGCGATATAAGGCCTTAACCATATACCAATATAAAAAGGCCCCTAAAAGCGGGGCCCAACCTTGAAAGCAAACGAAGGTTAAATCTTATCGACCTCCAATCCTTCAGGTCCCATATTAAGGATGTACCCTGCATGAATCAGATTATTGATTACAGAAGGTACACATTTCTTAATATGCAACCTGAATTCAGTCTGGCCCATATACCCTACGAAGTTATTCTTAGGAGTATTGATTGCCAATTCGGTTGAATGATGTTTGGAGATAATCTCCAGGGCATTGGTAAAGTCTTTAGAATCAAGCATGGCTTTATGGATTTAAGGATTAAAATTCGGGGAGTTGGAAGTCCTGAATATATTGGATTTCTAAAAGGCCTTCCGATACCTCTATATAAGGGGTTTCATAATCGAAGTCAGGATATACTTTCTTACTCAATTTGAAAACCTTCCAACCCATTGGCCCATATATGGATTCTATATACTGAATGGCTTGGGTCTGGGCATCTTTGGGATTATTAGCTGTAACCTTTACCAAATAGGTATCGGTTTCCATATCTTCCGGTCGTATGAAGTTAAGGAATACAGTGTAAGTTTTCATGGCCTTAAATGTTTTAGAGTTTATTATTTCTTTTTCTTTATACAAATATAATCATAATATTTTTAATATGCAAATAATTCTTTAAGGCCTACCTTAAAGGTAGTTTATGGCCTTAAAAGGTACCCTAAATGTGCCCTAACTAAGCCTTAACTTGAGAAATCAAATCTCCAATACTCTATTCCTGGCATATCGATTTTAGACACCTGTTCCAAAATCCCCTAAAAG